TAGCCAGTACGCAGATATTCAATTACTCGTATTAACAAGCTCAAACAATGCTAGTAGGTCATTTAAGTATGTGAACGCATATCCTATTTCATTAGGTGACATTACGTTTACAGCTACGAGTGACGGATCGTTCATAACATTCCCGATCTCATTTAGATATGATTATTTTGATTTTGAATAACAAGGTGGAATATTATGGATTTACAAGCAATACTAGCAGACTGGAAAAAAGACTGCGAAATTGAATTTAACGCATTAGATGTAGCCTCTGTGGAGACACCCAGACTTCACTCCAAATATCTTACCATGCTGTCAGACTCTAGACTTAAATTAAAAGATTTAGAATTTATACAGAAACACTTATTGAAAGACAAGTGGCAATGGTATCACGGTAAAATGTCTCAAGAAGAAATCGAGAAGAAGGGTTGGAATCCTGATCCTTTTAATGGTCTTCGTGTACTAAAAGGTGAGATGGATTACTACTACAATAGCGATCCAGAAATCATGAAGAGCGAAGCGCGTATCTTATTGCAGAAAGAAGGTTGCGATGTCCTAAAAGAAATACTCGAAAACATAAAATGGCGACACCAAACAATTGGTAACGCTATTCGCTGGAAACAGTTTGAGGCAGGATTCTAGTGGGCATGGAGTACGACGAGAGCGGTGAAAAACCGAGGGATAAGTTTTTGCTAGATAATGCTAGAGATCATATCAATTATTGTATTGATCGGGGCTATCTCGATCAGAATCTTCGTGAAGTGACGATCTCAAAGTATTACGACAAACTAGAAAAAGACGATAAGAAGAAAAGGGAACTTTTGAAAAATGCAGGTAATTAGACTCAAAATGAAAGACTATGCATATCTACAATTAGTAGAGTGTGAGCCTGGCATTGTACAAGAGTTGAACGAGTATTTTTGTTTCGAAGTCCCGGGTGCTAAGTTCATGCCCGCGGTTCGTGCCAAAAGATGGGATGGTAAAGTCAGACTTTTAAATAAACTGACTGGTGAGATTAATGCGGGTTTATACTACGCGATCAAGAAATTTGCGATGCAACGAGGGTATGGCATCAAGGTGGAAGAAGGACCATTCGGTTTCCCGTACTCTACCAACAAACTCAATCATGTAGAGACTATGAATTGGATGGATACTTTGAAGCTTCCGTTCAAACCTCGCGACTATCAGTATGATGCGATAACACATGCAATTCAATATAAACGATGTGTTCTTATATCACCGACTGGTTCAGGTAAGTCTTTTATAATCTATTTGCTTATGCAATGGTATCTTAAAAATCACGACGAGAAAATTCTTGTCATTGTTCCTACTACATCTTTGGTTGAGCAGATGTACGCTGATTTTAAATCGTACGGAATGGACGTTGACAATGAGGTTCATAAGATATACTCTGGTAAAGACAAACAGACAGATAAGCGCATTATTGTGACAACTTGGCAATCTATCTATAAATTGCATCCTGTTTGGTTCAATGATTATGGTGCTATTTTTGGCGATGAAGTCCACGGCTTTAAATCTAAGTCACTATCATCGATCATGAATAAATCAAAAAATGCTGAATATCGGTGGGGAACTACGGGCACATTAGACGGTACGCAAGTACATAAATTAGTGCTAGAGGGGCTATTCGGACCAGTGCATAGAGTAACAACTACTCACGCACTCCAAAAGAATAAAACACTCGCTGAATTAAGTATAGATATAATACTATTGAAATACAGCGAAGAATACTGTAAACTGACTGAAGGAAGAACTTATCAAGAAGAAATTGATTTTATCGTATCTTACGAAAAGCGGAACAAGTTTATCGCGAATCTGGCAATCGCTCAGAAAGGAAACACTCTCGTTCTATTCAATCTGGTTGATAGGCATGGCAAAGTCCTTCGGGATATAATTGAAAGTAAACTGAAAGAGGGTCAAAGATTATTTTATGTTAGCGGCGAAACTAATACAACTGATAGAGAACATATCCGTAATATTGTTGATAAGCATCCTAATTCTATTATCGTCGCTTCTCTTGGTACCTTTTCTACTGGTATTAACATTAGAAATTTGCATAATATTATATTCGCGAGTCCGAGCAAATCCCAAATACGTGTGCTACAGTCTATTGGACGAGGTTTAAGGCAAAGTGATGACGGTACAACTGCTAAGTTATATGACATTGCAGATGATTTACATTTAGAAAAGAAAGCAAACTTTACGCTTCGCCATAGTGCAGAAAGAATTAAGATATATAAAGCAGAGCAATTTGAATATAAGATAACTCAGGTAGATATATAATGATAGAAAATCCAGACATAGCACAATTTAAACTAGCCAATGGTAATGAAGTCGTATGCGAAGTAGTAGAATGGAGTAATGATAATCAACCTGATATGATTGTCAGAAATGCTATGCAAGTGGTTGGTGGTTATGATGCAGAGACAGATGAAGCATTCTTTATATTTCGACCATGGTGTAGTTTTGTAGAATCACATTCTGAATTGATTGTTCTTAACTCGACTCATATCCTTTCTACTAATAAGGTCAATAGAGGTCTTTTCATTGAATGGTCGCAGGCTGTTATCTCCATGCACACGAATGCTCTTGATCGTCAACAACAGTTTGCGCGTGAAGATGCTTTGCAGGCTCACTTAGAAAAAACTCTTGCGGAGAAGATGACCGAAGAAACAACAAGCGTAGATGCTGGAGTGTCAACGACCAACGTCCTAAGCTTTCCTAATAAAGACACTGAAACAATTCATTGATGCGCTAAAAACTTCTAAGTGCATTATAACAGGCTACCCTGTGGCTGTCAAGCTTTTTTTTCGATTTATTTTAATTAAATTGCAGTAGCTTCAAAAAAAAAAGCTTGACAGTCTTTCTATTTGTGGTATAATAGTACTTCATTAACCGAGAAGAGAAAAGACTATTATGAATACTTTCCTTAAAGAGAACTTCGAATATAGCGGTGGTTACCTAATGTACAAAGGACCATATGATGGTCAGAAGACTTACGGCGAAACTCATGGAATAGATTCGTGTCATCCAACTATGAAAGATATTCCGATGCCTTTGTTCGTTGCTCGATTCAAGCATCCCGGACCAATCACTAAAGCAGTATTTCAAAAAGAGTTGATCGGTTCTTATATGACTGTAGAGCGATATGCTGAACAGATGGCTGATCGTAAAACACCAGTCGACATTCTTCGCACCAACAGCCCTAGCTGGTACGAAGTTGTCATGACCAAGTGGAAATTAAAGCATGGTATATCTTTGGATTATAATACCCGATCTTGAATTAAAAAATAGCTTGACAAAACCCTAAGTGTCGTGTATGCTTAGGGATATTAAATAAATTAAATTAAAGGATGAAGTATATGCAATCCACAGGACTAAAAGACAGGAACGGCGTAGATATTTATGTGGACGATATTAATATTGCCGACATAAACGATAGAGTAATAGATACGATGGATGCAGACCAGCTAGGTACATTCATTGACTTTCTTGCAGTAGGTAACCACACCGACGCAAAAGTAAGGGAAGAACTAGAAACCCTTTTTGCGCCCGTGCCTACCTGGTCAGATAAATTAGACGAAGAAGATGATCGAACGTGGGTGTTGTGTTTTCTCAGTCATTCATCGCCCGAAGAGACTGATCATACTGGTTGGGTATGCAATTCGAATTCTGATGGATATAAGGAGCATCGTCAAACATTTCTGTGGTCATACGCCACACCCATTGACTTGAATCTGCGGTATTTCCGCTTGTTACGCTGAAGTTTATGAGTAGAATTAAAATGAAAGTGGGGTTTACATGTTCAGCCTTTGACCTTCTTCACGCGGGTCATGTTCAGATGCTTCGTGCGGCAAAAGAGCAATGCGACTATTTAATAGTAGGTCTTCAGATTGATCCAAGTTTTGATCGAGTAGACAAGAATTCGCCTGTTCAATCTATTGTTGAGCGTTACACCCAACTTCATGCATGTAAGTATGTAGACGAGATTGTGC